GGCAGAATCAAGGTTCGCGAGGTGAATTCCTTGTCGCGGAAAACCGGGCGCTTTACCGGCTCCACCGACGCGCCCGGCGCGTCGACCAGATCGGTTTCTAAGGCCGCGACATCAAGTGCTGAATCGGGAGTAACTTTCTTGGCCATCACAGCTGTCATGGGCTTTTCTCCAGGCATAAAAAAACCCGCGCTGAGCGGGCCATGGATGATTGGTTTTAATGCTTGTGGTTCGGCGTGTTGCCGGCTGTATCGATGATTGATCCGCCGCCGTGTATGTCGCCCGTTACGCGTAACGAGCCGACAATCTCAACCTCACCTACCAACTTGATCGCCGCCGACTCCACCGTCACGGCGCTATCCGCTACGGTGACGGTCGAATCACCGACCTTGATCGTCACGGTGCCTGTGGGCAGCGTGATGGCGTAGCTTTTGGCCTGCCAGTCGTAGACCAGCGACCCGCCATCGTCAAAACGCCACACCTCGACATGGTCGCGGTTATCCGCCTGCGCCCCGGCCTCGCTGTACAAACCAGGCTTGAAGGTGCCCAGGGCGGGGACGCCGCTCGGACACTCAAGCGAACCTTGCTCGTTCATGCTCGGTGCTCGCCAATGCCGGGCCTTACCTGCGCCTTGGCTGTGCCACCGCACCCATGGACTGACCCAACCGCGCGACTCAATCCGAACCTTGGCGTTTTGCAGGTCAACGTCCACCACCTTGCCGGGGATGATCATGGCGGCCAGCATGCGGTCATGCTCACCTGTTACACCGCGACTCATGGCACCCCCGCGACGACTTCGACAGAGTCCGAACTAAAGTCGATATCAAGATGGGTAGGAGGATCATCCGGCCACGGCCATTCCTCCTCACCCAGGGTGATGTCCTGGTTCCACTCCACGAGCCAGACGGTGTAACCATCCAACTCCGGTTTGGTCCAGTCCTGTATGGCCTGGACGAACACCGTCGGTCCGACGTTGTCGATACCCCAGTACTGGCCGCGTAGAAGGATGGCCAGTTGAGTGGCCAGTTGCACAGCCTGTCGATGGTGATCGCCCTTGATTGCATCGACGACAATCCGCGCTTCGAACTTGCAGGTCAGCACTGTTTCACCGGTACCAGGATCGACGCCGGGTTCCGCTTCCGCCAGTTCGAGAAACACAGCTGGCAGAGGTATCGCCGGAGCGTGACCTTCTAAAACAGGCCAGAACCCCACCATTTGCACACCGGGGAGATGATCCAGCAGGTATTGCTCGACGGTGCCAAAAAGCTGTTCGAGGCTAAAAGGTTCATCAGACACGAGCGGTCCCCTTCAGGTACTTTTGCAGTTCAAAGTTGAGCTCTTGTTTAAGCACTTCCAACAAACGCTCATCCGCACGGCGAACCCATGCGTCGAAATGCGGGCGAGCCTGCTCCAGCGAAATCTTGGCCTTCGCCAGCGGAAAGCGGTTGTCGTTTTCTTCGACAAAGCCCGAGCGGCGTCGCCCCTGTTCCGAGTCAGGGTAATTCTCCGCAGAAAAGTGCTTGCTCGATGTCCGGATCCAGATATCAGCTTTGTTCCCGTACACCTGTTTGTAGAACGCCCCTTGGAAGCGTCGACCGGCCACCGATACACCACCGGAGCCTTGCCGCGCTCGTCCAGCGCGACTGGCTTCAATGGCATTGAGGCCGAACCACAACTTGCCGCGCATCGTACCGCCGCTGACCGGGTAGGCCCGCAAGCGTTGCCGAACGGCGCCAATGGCAATCCGCTCCTGCCTGCCGACAGCCCTGGCGATATGGGTGCGCAGCCACCTTAAGGTTTTATTGATAGCTCGCCGCTGCGCTGCCGCGGCGGCTTTCGGTACTAACTGGGCAAAGTCCTGAAATGTTTGAAGATGCGCTGCCGACGCCTGGATGGTGAGCATCCCGCTGTCACGCTTTAGCTCCTTGTAGCTGCCGACACTCATGGGCGTTTCCTCAGAATCAAGGCGACCAGGCCGTCGCCGCTGGGTTCCAGTTGCAACAGGTCGTAGTCACCGCCGCCATCCAGTTCAGGCAGATCGACGCTGACCAGCAGGCCCTTGCTCAAGCCCTGGGAATCGCTCACGCGAATCTCAAAGCGCGGCTCGCGCAAGTTGGTATTGAATTTACCGATCTTCGGTTGCAGCCAGGGCGCGGCGAACATGCCGAGCACCGGTTCCGGCCGACCTTCGATGCGGGCGGTATCGCCCAGGGTTTCGAACACCACCGCGTCGAGCTCGGCGACCAGATCGCGGAAGGCCACGGTTAGAGCTCCAGGAGGATCTGCGCACGCGGTCGAGTGCACAGGTGCAGCGGGTTGGACTGGGCCTCACCGGCCATGCCTTTGTTGAACGGCAGTGGCTCGATCATGCTGTAGTAAGGAATACCCTGGGTGTTGACCGTTTCCATGTAGTCGGCCGGAGCAAACACCGAGATGTACAGATCCGGCACGCCTTCAGGGATCAACAACGCCTTGTCATCGTGGACGAACGACACACCAGCCACCTTGCCACGGTAGCGCTCCCAGACAATGCCGCCGAACTCGAAGCTTTCGCGGGCATCACCACGCAATGCGGCCGCTTGCTGGCTGTTGAGGTAGGTTTCCTTGATCGAGTCATGCACGATCAGCTTGTTCCAGAAGTTCTTGCCGCAGAAGGCGCGCGAACCGGTACTGGTCACGCTGCCCAACGCATCTTCCTGCATGTCCAGCGCTTCGCCGCATTTAACCCGCAGCTCGGTGCTCTGATCAGCCAGGCCCATGGGCAGCTTCTGACGCTGCACACCGAAAGCGGCGTAGATGTCCAACAGTGGGGTCTGGCCATCAGCATCAAGGATCAGACCATTGAGTGCGCCCATGCGCTGGAACTCGTGAGTCGCATCCAGCTGACGGCGGGCTTTTGCCAGACGGGCGTTGACCACGTCCTGTACCGCCTGCAATTCGGTACGGGTACCGAAGGCACGAATACCCTGGATCTCGTCGGCCTTGATGGTGAAGCGTTCCGGCAAGTGGACGGTGTTGAATGGAATCAGGTTGCGCTTACTGGCTCCGACCACCAGACCAGAACTGCCCCGCTCGCCGGCAGGCACCAGTGCCAGGGTGTCGCCGTCCTTTTCAATCTGTACAGTCAGGGTGGTGACGCCCTCTTCGCGGAACAGTCCCAGTGCGCTGATGCGCCCCGGCAGATAGGGTTGTTCGTTGAGGGCAGCGGTCAGCGCGGTAACGGTAAACGCTTCGTCGTCAAAAATGGCGATATCGGCCATGGGTACTCTCCAGAAATGCAAAACCCCGCTCAAGGCGGGGTAGATGAAGGTGGCTGAGCGTCTTAGCGGACGATCAGAAAATGGGTAGCCAACGCCTTTTCGGCGTCAAGGTCGAGACCGGTCAGGTGTGCTTCGCTGATCTCCGCCAAGCGCACGACAGCACGGCCACGGCGCACAACGTCCGATTCGCCCAAGGGACCGAAGAGAATCGCCACGGCGGTTTCGCTGCCGTCTTCGGCTGTCGGCGAATACGGTGCGAATTCACCGGTAGCCGTAACCAGGCCGAGGATTTGCCCCGGATCGAGCGCGGGGCCGGCAGCCACGTTGATCGATTCCCGCGAGATGTTCCCTGCCCCTTCGGACAGCAGAAATTCACCAGCGTGGATCGGTTCTTTTTTGATGGTCATGGTCTTGCTCCTTTCGCGCCGCGCGCAGTTCCAGTTTGGGCAGCTTGTCGAGCGGCCCAGATCGAGGTGGGATCAGGTTGCTTGGCCAGCACCTTCGGCGCCGGGTCATTGTCCAGCGGCAGACTGTTGTCGATCTCAAAGCCCTTGCCGCTGCCAACAATTTTGTCGAACAGGCGCGCCCTCACCGCCGCCGCATCCAAACCAGCAGCGACGTACTCGGCACTGAACTCTGGCAAGCGGGCCGCTACGCAAAGATCGTTCACCGCCTTAGCGCGGGTAATCCCCGCCAGAACAATCTCTTCGCTTTCGAGCTGGGTCGAGTTGAGTAACGATGTGACCAGATTGCTGATCCCCGCCTCGGCGCAGCGCTGGGTGATCAGCAATGCCAGTTTGGTCGAGTCGACCACTGGTGGCGTCTGGGGTGGTTCGTCCGGCTCCAAATCGGGATCCGGCTCGGGTGCTTCATCCAGTTGGGCCAGCAACTCAGCCGGTGCGTGCTGGTATCGCTGCAGCACGCCACCCTGTCCGAGGCAGGCCTTGACCTTGACCCCGTCGCCGACCTCATCGGCCAGGCCCAGGTCCACCGCTTCATTCGCGGTCAGCCAGGTTTCAGCGGCAACCAACCGGCGCAACTCGACCTCATCAATGTCCGGCGCCTTCGCTTTGTAGGCCGCGATGATCGCCTCCATGGTCTGATCCAGTACGTCGGCCACCTTTCGGAAGTCTTCGGCGTCCCCCGCCGCATAGGTCCAGGGGTTGTGGATCATCAACATGGCGTTGGAGGCGATCACCACCCGGTGCGCACCGCACACCGCAACGCTGGCCGCACTGGCTGCCAGTGCATCAATGCGGCCGGTACAGCGTTCACCCAATCGCGACAGCGCGTTGTGCATGGCCAAGCCGTCGAACAGGTCACCACCGATGCTGTTGAAGGCGGCGACCACCGGTGAGACGCCGTCATCCATGGCGCGCAGGTCTTGCACGAACTGGTTGGCAGTGATGCCCCAGGCACCGATCTCGCCGTAGACGAACACTTCGATCACTCGTCCGACGGCTTCGCCATTGGCTTGCAGCGCGTACCAGGTTTTGTCCTCAACCTGCACACGCTGCCCGGCTCGGTTGTAAATGCGCGGTCGCTTTTTTTTACTCATGGTTGTTCCTTGTCGTCGATGGTTACGACGGCGTCGAGAGTGTTGTAGTTGAGACCAAGGGTCGTGGCTCTGGCCAGGTCAGCCGCGTTTTCCGCGTCGACCGTTTCCGCGTCGTAGCCGGTGCGTAGAACCATTTCACTGCGAGAGGCGAAGCCCGCTTGCACTTCCATCCGCCGAGCCTGAACATCCTGCACCGGTTGGATATAGGCCCAGCCTTGCGGCACCCAGCGGGTACGCAGGTATTCACGGCGCCGCTGTGCGTAGTCGTCCAACACCAGGGCGCCCGACAATACCGCCATGTCCATCCAGGCGGCCCGGACCGGGCGGCAGAGCTGGTGCACGTAGACGCCAAATTGCAGCTGTTCGAGCCGCCGCCGAAACTCGTTGAGCACCACACGCAGCGCCCGATCGTTAATCTCGCGCATGTCGCCGGTGAGAATCTCGTAGGGCGTGCCGGTTCCCGCCGCTGCAGCCATCAGCTGCTGTCGCATGAAGTCCGGATAGTTGTTGCCCGCATCCGGTGGCTTGGAGAACTCGACCTCTTCACCTGGCGCAAGCTCCTGCATGGTGCCGGGCTCCAGCGCGACCATTGGCGTGAAGCCGTCGCGATCAAGACTCAATGGCTGGCCCGTGACCGGATCCCTTGGCACCGGTCCGGAATCGGGAGCCGGTCGACTGATGAAGCCGGCGAACAGGTTGGCCACCTCTTGCCGGAACAGCACAGCATCGTCGTAGTTATCCAGACTGCGCAAGCGCTTGAGCACTGGCGACAATCGCGGTACACCGCGCAGTTGACCAGGCTCGACCGGTTCGAAGATGTGCAACACCTGCGAGGCCGGCACCCGCACCAGTTGGTTGTAACCGGCGTTCAGCGACGTCGCGTCACGCGGGTGCGACAGGTACATCCAGTAAGCCACCCGCTTGCCACCGGGCGTGAACTCGATCCCGGCGCGGATGACGTTGCCGTTTTTGGTGGTTTCGAACTTGTCATGCGGCACAAACTCCGGGGCCAGGATCTGAAGCTGCAGCGGTACCGCGAGGCCTTCGTCCAGGCTGCGTGGTCGTAAGCGCACGAAGCATTCACCCGAAGTTTCGACAGTGCGGGCAACGAGCGCCTGCTGACCGTTGAAGTCGGTGCGCTCATCGGCGTCCGACTCATCGACCCAGTCTTCCCAAAGTTCCTGCAGCAGTTTGCGCAGGACGTCGTCGTCGGTTTTCGGTCTCGGTGTGATGCCACTACCGATCAAGTTGCTGACGCGCTTGTCGATCACATTGAAGGCATACGGGTCATTGCGAACCGCTGCCCGAGAGCGCGAACGCAGGTTGCGCAGTGCCGGGGTGTTGATGCTGTTGACTCCGTTGTCGGGAGCATCCCAGCCAGTGGATCGGCGGCCCTCTCCGGCGCCTTCGTAACTGGCCTTGATGTTCGACGGCAGCACGAATCCATTACGGGTTAGCGTCGGATAGTGACGGGCCATTACACGCCTTTGCCTCCGTGGTAGAGCCTAACCACGCGTGAGCGCGGGCCGGCTGCATTGATCAGCGAGGACCGAATTTCCTCACGAGCTTTGAGCAGCTCGTCGACGGTGCGGTACTCCACGGTGCGGTCGGTATAGCGCACGGTTTTCTCACCGCGAGCGATGGCCGCCTCAACGGCGTCGAGGTGCTTTTGGGTAAACGACATATCAGCGTCTCTTCAGGTAGCCGCTGCTGGAGCTGCGGCGTTGAGGTGGCGGTGCTACGGGTCGCGAGTGCACGACCGGTGCAGCAGTGTTTTGCGGAGCCGTTTGCGGTACAGCCACGGGGGTGGGCTGCCCAAGGTTGCTGACACGCTCGCCCTGAACAGGCTTGATGCCCAGCGCGTCGTCGAACAAACCGGACTGCGCCAAGGACTGACGCACCCGTTCCCAGTCGTGTTCCTTGTAGCGATTGAGGCCCAGGTAATGAGCCATGGCCAGGCAGTACACCATCAGGTCGAGGGCTTCGTTACGCTCGGCCTTACCCTTGACCCACTCGATCCGCTTGTGGCCACGTACGTAGCGCGCGATCTTGCGCTCTGCCACGCACTGATCGAAGAAGTCGTCCGGCAGGTCATTGGCAAAGTGCAATGCACCAGGTCCAGAATCGAACGGATAACGGTTGTAGATCCAGTCCTTCGCTGTGTCGGTACCGACGAACCACAGCTCGGCGCCGTTGCGTTCGGTCTGTCCTTTCCAGGTCACGTCGACCATCGAAGGGCGCTGGGCAATCACCGGCCTGCCGGGCTTGCTCGC